AGTACAGGCGGCAGGTGTAGCAGTCGGCGTGTAATCCGCTAACCTCATCAACTGCGAATTGTGTTTCCTGCCTGCCATAATGCGCGTCTGTAAAATCAAGCGTTGCATCTGGCAGCTTCCAGTAGTCGCGCATAAATGCGTCGAGGTCGGCGGCTTCGCGGTCATCCAGTCCAGAATAGTCGGCGTTAAAAAGCGCGGGCAAATAGTGCGCGGCAAGCGTCAATTCGTAATAGTCGTTTAATCGCATGATCTAGGCTCCGGCTAAGTGCGCGAAATTGCGCGGGGTTGATTGTTCGATCTGGATTTGATACCCGAGCGCGGCGATAGTGTCGAGCGCGTGGCGTGTCAGCGTCTTAGTTCCGGCAAGCTTTGCCAGTAGTCGGCTTTGGTCGCAACTAGGGTAAGCGGTTTCTATTCCGTAATTTTTCTCGATTTTAATTGTGATTATCATTTTATTAACTCCTGTTATGCGCGGATAAGGTATTCAACGCCGTCAAAATCAACAGAGTTGTAATCTTGCTCGGCTTCTTTCGCGGCGGCTTCAAAGTCAATAGTGATATGCCTATAAGGCCAGTCTCCGCTCGTTAATTCTTTTGGCAGGTCGTAGCAGTCATCTATCAATTCTGTGATGTACTGGACAAAATAAGAGGCGCGGATAAGTTGCTCGCCATGTATCCAATCTGGCGAGGATTCAGCCTCGGCGGCAAGCTCTCGCAAAGCGTCAAGCTCGCGGCCTTTATCCTTATCGAAAGCAATCATATCGGCCTCGGTTATCTCTCCATCCCATAACTGTTGAACTAAATCAGATTGTTCATTCTCAAGTTCTTCGATGCGAGCTATAACGTCGCGGCTGTCAATTACTTCATTAGTGTTGTCAAGTGTAGTAGTAATCATTGTGTAATCTCCTTAGATTGATAAAAGCAAAAACAAAAAAAGCCAGAAAATAAAAAATCCGGCTATACCTGCCAATATTTCGTTAATCATTGTGTGATCTCCTGTTAGTTGGGCTTACTGATAGTTTCCTGCGTCATACTCGGCTAATACTGCGCTGCCAATTTTTACTGCGGTTGCATCTTTAACGAAAATACTTACTTGTCCAGATATACCGCGCGCGGCATCTGTAAAGTGAGCGGTCATTAAATCAAGAGCGGAAACATCAAAATCATCTATATGCGTCGGTGCTATATAGGTGATTTCTAATACTTGCGGCGCGCCATAATCGCGACCAGTATTAAAAAATACTTTGTTATTCATGGCGGGTTTCCTTGTGTTAGTTAATAGGGTAATGCAGAGACCTAGATTAGCATTTCAATGCACTATGTCAAGTGGTTACAATATATTTTATGTGATGATATATTTCAATCAATAGCCAGGATTTAATAGGTTTTGACTATTCTGGGATTGTTCCTGTATATTCTGGGCAATTCGGCGCAGCGCGCGCGGCAGCTTTAATCGGTGCAATATGAAAACCATCACAAGGAAACAAGCTAAGGAAGCTATACAGAGCAAAGGGCTAGAGGGTGCATTGCATCTAGGTAAATCCGGCCTTACAGCAAAGCAAAGAAGATTTGCTGAAGGGATAGTATTAGAGGGTTTAACCGGTGCTGATTCTTACCGGCAAGCGTATAACACACAAGGAAAACCACAAATAGCAGGCGTTGAAGCGCATAAGCTGAAGGTAAACCCTAAAGTTGCCAATATGATGGAAGCACTAGAACAGGCAAAACAGGCAAGTGCATCGCATTCTGCTGAAAGCTTGAGGGCTTTATGTGTTTCAACTCTAGTTGATGTCGCAACTAACAGCGATCGTGATGCTGTGCGCGTTGCTGCGGTTCGTGTACTTGGTTCGGTTGTCGGGGTTGATGCGTATCGTGAGACCAAGAGAATCGAGACCATTAAACCTAGTGACGACATCAAAGCCCAAATCATGCAGCAACTGAAAGGTATGATGCTCGGGTCAGGCGATGCGGTAGAAGTGGACGCAAACGACCTGCTATCAGAGTTGACAGCCGCCGACCCCACCCATGCCCCACCCCCCGAATCTGAGAATGGGACTCCGGCTGACTCTATACATACTATTCCACACGAACAATCCGATGAATTTACAGAAGACCCCCCGTCATCTTTAAAATCATCCACCCCCCAGGGGGATATATTTTCAGAAAATGAGGAAGGTTATCAAGATGCTACTGGAAGAGTTTCCACACTTAAAGTAAAGTCTTAAGAGTGGAAGAGTTTCCAAAGTTAAAGTAACTTCTTAAGAGTGGAAAGATTTCCAGATGCTACTTATAAATAGGAACATGACGGCGAGACGTAGGGACATGTCGTTTGAAGAATGTGTGGAGAAGGATATGACGCCTGCGCAGAGAGAAGTATTTTTGTGTATAGATGAGTGGTGGAAGAAGTATGGGTTTGGGCCGTCTATACGGGATATATGTAATGTAAGAGGGAAAGCTGGTATGGGGAATACGTCTGACATTATTAACCGGCTTGTGAAGATTGGCGTGCTGAAAAAAGTTAAAGGCGCTGGCAGGAGTGTGCGTCCGGTCTATATAAACTTTAGGACACTGGAATGACTAAAGACGAACAGTTATTACTAGAGGCGTTTAGGCTTCTCTACACTGTGTATAAAGATCAGCATGGTCATAGAAAGTATTACCGTCCTGTGAGTATTTACCCTACGCTATCGAAAATACAGAACCGATTAGATAAAACTATCAAGCAGGAATCGTTATCTATAGTAAGACAGAGACAAGAGGCTAATAGTCCGTGGACTTAAGTGAACTGATAAGCAAGCTTCCAGCGAACGAGCAGGAGAAACTACTGGAGCAGGTGAGCCAGTATAAGGATGCTGTCACGCGGGAGAAAGCTCAGAAGTCGTTTATGGCGTTCGTGCATGAAATGTGGCCTGGGTTTATCCACGGCAGACACCATGCCTTGATGGCTAAGAAGTTTGAGGAGATAGCTGCGGGGAAGTTGAAGAGGCTGATCATCAACATGCCGCCGCGACATACGAAGTCGGAGTTTGCCAGCTTCTTACTTCCTAGCTGGTTCTTAGGGAAGTACCCAGACAAGAAGGTTATCCAGACATCTAACACGGCTGAACTGGCTGTCGGGTTTGGTAGGAAGGTTAGGAACTTAGTTGATAGCGATCAATACGCAAAAATCTTCCCAGGCGTCGGTCTGCGTGCGGATTCCAAGGCGGCGGGGCGTTGGGCTACTAGCCACGGTGGGGATTATTTTGCTATCGGTGTTGGCGGTACTGTTACTGGTAAGGGTGCTGACCTACTAATAATCGACGATCCGCATTCAGAACAAGAAGCCAAGCTAGCTCAAGGTGATCCGGGCGTCTTTGATAATGTTTACGAGTGGTATACCTCTGGCCCGCGTCAACGACTTCAGCCAGGTGGTGCAATTATTATCGTTATGACCCGCTGGTCGGATAAAGATCTAACGGGAAAAGTCTTAAAGAGCGACGCAACCGACTGGGAAGTTATAGAACTACCGGCAATTCTTCCATCTGGGAACAGTCTGTGGCCTGAATTCTGGCCTCTGGTTGAACTAGAAGCGTTAAAAGAAGAACTACCTCCTTATAAATGGAACGCTCAGTACCAGCAACAGCCTACAGGCGAAGAAGGTGCGCTTGTTAAACGGGATTGGTGGAAGCGTTGGGAGTCAGATAGAGCGCCTGCATGTGAATTTATCATTCAAAGTTGGGATACTGCGTTCACAAAGAGTCAGCGGGCTGACTATTCTGCGTGTACAACATGGGGTGTGTTCCACAAAGACGAGAATGAGAGCGATGTAAACATCATTTTGCTAGATGCGTGGAAGGATAAGTTGGAGTTTCCAGAGTTAAAGGCTAAGGCTAAGGAAATGTACGACGAATGGGAACCAGACTCCTGCATTATTGAGGCTAAAGCTGCTGGCGCGCCGTTAATATTTGAATTGAGAAGGATGGGAGTGTACGTTCAGGACTACACGCCGACTCGTGGCAACGATAAGTTCGTGCGATTGAACAGCGTGACTGACTTATTCTCATCCGGTAAAGTGTGGGCACCTGAGACTCGGTGGGCAGACGAGGTTATCGAGGAGATGGCAAGGTTTCCGAACAAGCATTAATGCGATTTCGGCAGGGCGGATTTTTGCGGCTTAATTCTGACGAAGAAGACGATCCTATCGAATTCCGTCGTAAGCGCGTTTACTACTAAGGACTAACATGGCTACAAATTTTGACAAAGCTCTCTATCAGGCACCTTTAGGCATGGGTAGTTCTGAAGCCGAACCAGATATTGAGATTGAGATTGAAGATCCAGAGTCGGTATCTATAGGACTAGGTGATATGGAGATTGAGATCGAGCCGGGTAAGGAAGAAGACGATGATTTTAACGTCAACCTAGCGGAGTTAATGGAAGATAACGAGCTTCAAGAGCTGGCTGGGGACTTGTTGTCTGACTTTGATGACGATATCGACGCCCGCAAGGACTGGATGCAGACCTACGTGGACGGCTTAGAACTATTGGGGATGAAAATTGAAGAACGATCAGAACCATGGGAAGGTGCATGTGGCGTTTATCATCCGCTGCTATCTGAGGCTCTTGTCAAATTCCAAGCCGAGACGGTTATGGAGACATTCCCAGCTGCGGGGCCAGTTAAAACTAAGATTATTGGTAAGGAAACACCTGAAAAGAAAGACGCTGCTGAACGTGTGCAAGACGACATGAACTATCAGCTCACCGAAGTCATGGTTGAGTATCGTCCAGAGCATGAACGTATGGCATGGGGTCTAGGTCTTTCAGGTAATGCGTTTAAGAAGGTCTACTTTGATCCTAGTCTTAATAGACAGGTAGCTTTGTTCATCCCAGCCGAAGATGTAGTCGTTCCTTATGGCGCATCTAACTTGGAAACAGCTAACCGTATGACCCATGTCATGCGCAAAACCAAGAATGAACTGCGTAGGCTGATGGTTGCTGGCTTCTATAAGGATATAGACCTGCCGGAGCCACAGAATACGCTAGACGATGTAGAGAAGAAGATTGCGGAGCGTATGGGTTTCCGTGCTACGTCGGACGATAGGTACAAATTACTGGAGATGCAGGTATATCTTGATCTGCCTGGCTATGAGGACAAAGACGAGAAGGGCAAGAAGACTGGTATTGGTCTTCCATACATTGTAACTATCGAAAAAACTTCTCAAGAGATTTTAGCTATCAAAAGGAACTGGCATCCTGATGATGAAACCTGCCAGAAGAGGAATCACTTTGTTCACTACCCATATATACCAGGCTTTGGCTTCTATGCCTTTGGCCTTATCCATCTTATCGGTGCTTTTGCTAAGTCTGGTACTTCTATTATTAGGCAGCTTGTTGATGCTGGCACTTTATCGAACCTTCCTGGGGGTCTCAAGACTAAGGGAATGCGGGTCAAGGGAGATGACACTCCAATTTCTCCCGGCGAGTTCCGCGATGTGGACGTCGCGTCTGGAACCATTAGAGACAACATCCTCCCCCTCCCCTATAAAGAGCCAAGCCAAGTCCTCTTAGCGTTGATGAACCAGATTGTTGAAGAAGGACGCCGATTTGCTGGCGCGGCAGATTTAAAGATTGCAGATATGTCGTCCAATTCACCAGTGGGTACAACACTGGCTATTTTGGAGAGAACACTCAAGGTAATGTCAGCAGTTCAGGCGCGTGTTCACTACGCGATGAAGCAAGAGCTGAAGTTGTTGAAGGAAATCATTGCTGACTACACGCCGGACGAGTATGACTACGAGCCGGTAGAAGGTTCGCGTCGTGCTAAGAAATCTGACTACGACAAAGTGGATGTAATTCCAGTCTCTGACCCTAATGCCGCAACTATGGCGCAGAAGGTTGTCCAGTATCAGGCTGTCATGCAAATGGCGCAGGCCAATCCACAGATATATGACTTAGTAGAGCTAAACCGCCAGATGTTGGAGGTCTTGGGTATCAAGAACATTGGCAAGCTAGTGCCAAACTCGGAAGACCAGAAGCCAAAAGATCCTGTGCAAGAGAACATGAACATCCTTAATGGCAAGCCAGTTAAGGCGTTCATCTATCAGGATCACCAAGCGCACATTCAAGTCCACCAGTCAGCTATGCAAGATCCAAAGATTGCACAGATTATGGGTCAAAACCCAAAAGCTCAAATGATTCAAGCGGCTGCTATGGCTCACATCAACGAACACGTTGCCTTTGAGTACCGCAAACAGATAGAAGAGCAACTAGGTATTCCTTTGCCAGAGATGGACAAAGAGTTGCCAAAAGATGTGGAAGTAGAAATATCCCGCATGATGGCTTTAGCAGGACAAAAACTGCTACAGAAAGATCAAGCGGAAGCTGCGCAAGCGCAGGCGCAACAAGCGGCCCAAGACCCGTTAGTTCAAATGCAGCAGCAGGAGTTGATGTTGAAGCAAAAAGAAGTAGAGCTAAAAGAGAAGAAGTTGGCGATGGATGCAACCGCCAAGGCAGATGAAATTGAATTAGAAAGAGAGCGCATTGAAGCTCAGAAGGAAATTGCTGGTATGCAGGTTGGCGCAAAAGTCGCTGCGGAGAAAGCAAGATTTGAGGGTGATATGCAAATCAAAGGTCTGGAAATTGGTTCCAAAATAGCCAAAGACCGGATGGATATGGATAGCAAAGAAACTCAAGCTAACAAACCGAAAGGTAAATAATTATGGACAAGGCGTTTGAAATTCTTATTCAACAAGTAAGAGAGAAGCGTCAGCAGATAGTCGAGGCCGTTTCAACCAACTGTGCCAAAGACTATTCTGAGTACCAAAGACTTTGCGGCGAGATTCGGGGTCTCTCGATTGCAGAGGGTTTTATATTAGACCTTGCAAAAACTATGGAGTTATCTGATGAGTGAAATCGCAATCGCCACCGAAGACGGCGAGGTATCAACTCTGCCACAAACAGCAGATGAGAAAGCGAAACAATTACCGGAACCAACTGGGTATCACATCCTAGTAGGACTGCCGGACAAAGAAGAAAAATTCGAGAGTGGCCTGTTAAAAGCAGACACAACCATGAATCACGAACAGATTCTGGCTACCGTATTTTTCGTAATCAAGATGGGGCCAGATTGCTACAAAGACGCAAAACGGTTTCCAAATGGCCCATGGTGTAAGGAAGGGGATTTTATTCTCGCCCGCCCTAACACTGGTACTCGCTTAAAGATTCATGGTCGTGAGTTCCGACTCATTAACGACGATGTGGTTGAAGCAGTTGTAGATGATCCTCGCGGAATATCTAGGGTTTAACAAAGGAGAAACAAATGGCTACAAACAAAATGGACGCGGAGGACTTCAAGTTCCCCGATGAGAAAGAAGAGGTATCTGCTGCGGCGGATGACTTTGAGATAGAGATTGAGGACGATACTCCAGCGGAGGATCGAGACCGGCAGCCTTTACCCAAGGATATAGTTGACGAGCTTGAAGATGATGAGCTTGAAGAATATAGCGAAGGGGTAAAGACTCGTCTAAAGCAGATGAAGAAAGTCTGGCACGACGAACGCCGCGAGAAAGAGCAGGCACTACGAGAGCAGCAAGAAGCTATCGCGTATGCCCAGCGGATGATGGAAGAGAACAAAGCTCTTAAAGGCAAGCTATCTGTAGGTGAGCAGACATTTGTCAGCACCTATAAAGGCGCTGCCGAGATGGAGTATGACAATGCTAAACGGGACTACAAAGAAGCCTATGACATGGGCGACGCTGATCGTTTACTGGACGCGCAAGAAAAGTTAAATCAAGCGCAGTTCAAATTGCAAAGAGTAAATGATTATGTTCCGTCTAGACAGGAAGAAGAAGTTGATGTACAACCCGCAACTAATACAGTACCTCGCCCTGACCAACGAGCGATTGCGTGGCAAGAGCGCAATGAATGGTTTGGTAAGGATGAGGAAATGACTAGCCTGGCTCTGGGGCTGCACCAAAAGCTAGTCGCTCAATATGGGACGTCATATCCGTCTACAGATGAGTATTG